GACGTTCTCACGATCACAAGATCTGGGAGCAACCCAGTTGACCTGTTAGCCTTCGTACCACTATTTCAGGTACTCGGGAGATCACTATTAACGGTAATACCCATGCCAGGGAACAAAGTTCCAAACCTCTGGACTTATAGGCGTATCACCTTCTTGATCACGAGTCTTGACCCGTCACAAAGCGATAGCTTGTGAGAAACTCGTTACGACACGGAGGCCCATCCTCGTCAGGATGGACGACCGTAGCGTAAGCCGAGTCCCTCGACCCGTTCTAACTCCACTCAGCGACCCAGTCGCCGGATTAGGCATTAGAGGAACCAGTCACAAGCTACCACCCTGCTTTAATCGAGCAGGAGTGGAGCCTTCTCATACTATCTCCACTTTCAGGGCTGGGAGGTTTATCGTCACCTCGCGTGACCAACCGAACTTTACAGTCTCGATCGCATTATCCAATTCCATTGGGTGTAAACTCGTGTTAAGGGCCTTGGCCCTCAGACGCGAGAAATTGGTTGACACCCTCTGGAGCTTGTCAAATGTCCCATCCTCCTGGTCTAAGCCAGGCCAATCTACCCTGATAAGGCCGGGGGTGGCGAATCCGCCATCCTCGACCCACTCAGAACCTAAGCGCTCCATTATGGAGCGCTCATAGTTATTGAGTTCAGAACTACCAGAGGTAGATAGGGCGTGCTGAAGGCTTAGGTTACCTTGTCCCGTTCGGACAAAGGCAGCCACTTTAAGCTGTTCAGCGGAAGGATTGAAATCACGGGTCATTGGGAGACCATATCCACCGGAGGTTCTCGGAAGGAACCAAGACATACCGGGGGGTAAGCTATCGAGTTTCTCGCGATTGTCTGCGATGAAATAAGATAGGAGCCTGTCCGCCATCTCGGGCGCATGCCCCCTAACCAGGGAGTGCGCTAATCCTGCGAGATCACGGGCATACTCGTCACCACCGAATAATGGTTCGTCCAGCCTATGCTTCTGCTCCCCTTTCATTAGTCCAAGATTGATAAAGGGACAGTAGGTTGCATAGCGAAGTTCGAAACCATGAAACATACTTCGAGAGACCTTGTACATTTCGGAGTTAATCATACAATACGTACGGTCGAGATAGTTCTTCCCGACAGAGGGAGTAAGCCCACCTTGGGCCGTTATCCCTCTCCACAACTCATACTCGGCAGCTGACATTCCCATGAGAATGTCATCACCATTGACCAACATCGGTAACCTCCTGAGAGGTGTCCGAAGTTCGGGGTCTAGGGCCAGGCGACTCAAAGCCGCATTCATGATGCAGAGAATCGGAAAGCTCATAGGGCTACCCATTAATTGACCAAAGACCTGTGGATAGGAACCAGACTCGTAAGTGAGTCTGTGTCCACAGAGGGCATTTCGCATGCCCATCGGAATATTTAAACATCCGAGTCTTGTCAAGAGGTAGCAGAGAGCAAAATCCGAATAATCTGGATCAAGATTATCAGTACTTTGATCATAGTCACCTGAACAGAAAAGGTCCGTAGGCTTACACTTCTCAAGGAAACGATCCATAATCTCTTCGGAGCATGGATGGCCGACCAACTCAAAGGTCGGATGCCGACGTAATACGTCATGCATTTTCTTTTGGAAGCTTTTTGCAACCCAGTAAGCCTCGGCGGGCCCCTTTGTGATTACCCTAACTTTAAAGGGTTCACAAAGGGCTACCGGCTCCGCTTCGAGCAAATCCTGCAAGAAGCACCCCTCGAGCGATGCCATGAACGCGCATCGCAACTCCTCGGGGTCATAGAGCGAGTAGACTGAGACAACATCGCCTCCCAGTCCCTCTTTCATCGACAAGAGACACTCAGCGCGAGTCAGACGGTACTTCTTCACTAAGAAGCCGACTGCCCCGTGCTCGCGGCGTCCACTTTCGATGTGGGAACGTAGGGAAGCGGGACGAATACTCAGTCTCATCTCCGCCTTCTGCCTCGGAACAAGCTCGTCAATCGTTTTGACGATACTCTCTAGGATCTTTCCACTCTTCACCACTTTCGGTGGTAGTGTCCGGGGAACAGTCAAGTTCCTCCGATGCTTCTCAAGTGTTTCCTTGATGAAGTCGACGGCCACATCGTCTGCAACTCGCTTTATCTGTAAAAGCGACTGAGCGACGAGCT